CCGCTGGACACCACCGCCCCGGCGATCTCCGGCGTAGTACTGGGCTCGACCTCGTCGGATGATGCGGGAAAGTTCTTCTACCCGGCCTCGGTGAGCACCAACGACCCGAACGCCCGCGCGGACAGCTTCTATGACGCGGCGCCAATCCTGCTGCCCTCTGGTGATGATCTCTTCATGCCCGTACACGGACCGAGGTGATCAGCCATTTCGACATTGATATATCAACCTCGGGTTTACGCATTCATCTCGGTAATCGATAAAAAGGGTCAAGAACAAACTCTTGACATTACCGAGGATTTGGTCGGTGGTGATATGACGCTGCGCACTGAGGGAGTACATACCTTCCGCTTTCAATTGCAGAATGTTCAGCGGAAATACGATGGAATCATTCGGCCAATGGATCGCATCGTCGTATCCATGCGCCGTATCGGTGACCCTCTGCGCGTGTTCTCCGGTTACATGAACATCGGCCCGATCTTCTCAGTATGGCCTCGCGTCCTCGATCTCTCCGCATCCTGCACGCTCAAGCGACTCCAGTACTGGTATTGGGACTCCGGCGCGCAGGAATCAGCGAACCTCATTCAGCAGGCGGGCGCGGCGACGTCCGGCATCGCCAGCGATCAGCAACAGAACGCCGCACAGCCCAGCGGTGACGGCGGCATGCGTGATCTCACGCTGAAAATTCTGGAGGAGGTGGTGAGCTGGCCCAAGGAACGAGTCCATATCGGAGCGATCCCCGATGATTGGTTCACCTTCGCCACCCAGGTGGGCGACGAGATCATCAAGGCCTCCGACTACTCCAACCTCATCGGCTCGATGGGCAGTGGACTCAGTGGCGGCACAGCCACCTCTGGCGGCACCATCGCGAGCGGCCAGGTAGCGCCCGGCACCTATGGCGGCTACACGCTCGACGCGGATCAGGCGAAAAACGCCTCGACCATCAACAACGTGGCAGTCGACCGCAAGCTTGCCGCCCGCGCGGCGGCGCAGGGCATCGCCACATCCATCGTCGAGTCCAATCTGCGCAACCTCAACTCAGGTGACCGGGATTCCGTCGGCCTCTTTCAACAACGCCCGAGCCAGGGCTGGGGCACGGTGGCTCAATGCACCGACCCGGTCTACGCGTCGGGGAAATTCTTCGATGCCCTGGTGAAGTTGCCGAACTACACGACGTCAGACTTCGGCCTGACGTGCCAGGCGGTGCAGCGGTCTGCCTACCCCGATCGGTATGGGGCGAAGCAAGCCGCCGCCGAGGCAATCGTTGCGGCCATCTCGGGCAACTCGACAGCCGCGCCCAATGCCGTTGTGGGCTCGGGCGCCGGGGGAACCATTGGGTCAACCACGGCTATCGGTGCGCCTGCTGGAGCCACTGGACGTAACGTCGCGGCTCAGGCATACAACTTGATCAAGGCGAACCCGGCAGGACACATTCACTACCAGATGGGCAACGACGACCCGTATAACTCCCCCGACCCAGTCAAGCTGGACTGCTCCAGCTTCGTGGACGTCGCCTACTACCGCGCGGTCGGCCAACCGTGGATCTCTCCTCGATCCTCCGTGGCCACTGAACGGCCGAAGTGCACGATTATCACTGCCGACCAAGCGAAGTCGATCAAGGGCGCGCTGATGTTTGTCGGCAGCGGGCACGTGGAGGTGTCTCTGGGCAACGGGTACACCGCCGGGGCCCATACCGACGGCATCGCGCTGGAGAAGCAAGTCTCGATCGTGGCCGCAAACGGGTTCACCGATGGAGGCCTGATTAACGGGGTAAACTACTCCGACGCCGCCACATCTCAAGACGCCGCCACGCTTATCCAGAGCAAGCTGGGCTACTCGGCGAACATCACTGACCCGAACGAGTTCAAGGTGGATGGCGCGGCCGTAGCGGCATCCCAGGGCGGTGGAACATCGGGTGCCTCCGCGCTTGACGTCTTCAATGCGTTGATCAATGTCTACAGCTGGGGTTACGTTCCTGACCTGGCCGGGCAGATCCTCGTCGGCCCTCGGGCCTTGATGAACGACCAGCCGATCCTGCCGTTCATCGCGAACCTGATGGCCGCCTCGATGCGTTCATGGTGTGCGGCGCCCAACGGTGACTTCATGGCGTGGTTCCCGGACTATTTCGACCTGTGGGGTATCGCGGCGAAAATGGACGTCCGCTCCATCGAGCTAATGGACTTCACAGTCACCTGGTCGGATCTTCAGACCGTGACCCATCAATACGTCATCGGCGTGCCCGCAGGAATCCAGAACTCCATCAATACCCAGGGACAGACGTTCGCCAATGGCAGCAACACCGGTTACGCCTGGCAGCTGACGTCCTCGGGTATCGCGACTATGGAATTTCCGCAGATCTTCCGGGCGATATTCGGTCAAGACGCGTCCCAAGGATTCTTGGATGAATTCCTAGGTCGCTTCGGCGCGCGTCCGAACACCGTAACCCTGCCGACGGTCAAGCAGGGTCTACCGGAATTCTTCTTGGCGCTGTTCTTGTTCATGCGCAAGTGGGCGGACCAGTTCAGCGCCGAGGTCCCCATGACCTGGATGCCCGAGCTCTGGCCGGGGATGATCCTGCGTCTGCCCGAGTTCAACTTCCAGGCCTACATCACCCAGGTGAATCACAGCTTCAAGCTGGGCAAGGACGGCTATTTCCGCACGAATGCCTCGGTTTGCGCGCCGTCGCGGATCTCCCAGCAAGAGAACGACGTCTTCGGGCTGCTGCCCCTGGGAGGCAAGCGATACAACGTCGCCCGTCAGGATGCCGTACCTCCCGCTACCCACTCCCCGACGATAGGCCCCTCATGACCTCTTCCCTGCCCGTGGAAGGGCTCGCCAGTCTCGTGGTGGAGGTTCTCTCCGTACAGGACTCCGCCGCGCTCGTGCGGTCGCAGTTCGGCGGGAAGCAGATCCAGGTGCGCCGAGACATCGGGCGGGCGCACGCCCCTTGGCCTCAGATAGGCGAGCAGTGGATCATCGATCGGTCCTTCTCCAGTGAGTGGACCTTCGCGGCCATCATCGGTGGGGACGAGCAGAGGCCTGTTGGAACGGTCGCCGACGCGGCGGCGCGCACCGCGATCCAGGCGAAGTACATCAACATGGCCGTCTACCAGCTCGATTCGTTTTCTGTGTGGGTCTGGAACGGCACGATCTGGGTGGAGTGGCTTCCTCCGCCCATCCCCCCGGCGCCGGAAGCACGTCAAGTGGCGTGTTCGGTGATCCTGGGGGTCGATGTGCCGCTGTCGGGTGGGGACGACGTCGTGGCGTCCGGCAGCTGGCTGGAGGACTTCAACGAGGGTGGTTACGTAACGCACCTTTCCGGTGGCGCATCCTGGATCCAGGTACCCACTGCCGGGCAGTACATGATCGATTACCAGATCTGTTTCGAGCCATACACCACGGGTGGGTTCGCACTGCACGCCTGCAAGGTCATGTTGAACGCCGCCACGCTGGACCAGGTCGTCGCCACGGACACCACGAACTCGGTCGGCATCGGCGAAGGTACCTGGCTGCACGCGCACAACGATGTCCTGCTGGCCGCTGGGGACAAGCTCTACTGGCAGGTCTACAGCAGCGGTGACTCCACTCTGCTGGCCGCCGCCGCAGGTGTGCCGTCCCGACTCAAGGTGCGACGCCTGGGGCCGAACTGACCTGCGGGTCGCCTGTCCGGCCTCTCCCCTCTCAGCCCAACTAGTAGTCAGCAGGGAGGTGGACGAGATCAAATCCTTGGCCTTGGTAAATGGCGACCTCGCCATCGGTACAAACGGCGGGTACATGCTCTACAACGGGGTCAAACGGATCCAGCAGGATCTGACCCTCGCGCTCACCGAGGAATACGGCACCGACCGTTTCCACCCCACCTACGGCTCAATCGTGCAGTCCTATCTCGGGCAAGTCCTCACGCCCGACCTCATGATGCTCGTGCGTGCCGAGGTCAACCGGGTGCTCCAAAACTACCTGTTGATCCAGCAGAACGAGGTCTTGCGCGACACGCTGGTAGACGTCACCAACCGCTATGACACTTCCGACGTCGTGCGTTCGGTCGACAGCGTGCAGACCCGCGCGGTCCTCGACACGATCTACCTCGCGGCCACCCTGACGACCCTGTCCAGAGAGACCGTGACCGTGACTAGGCAGGTGGCGGCAGCATGACTTCAACCGGGGACGTGGTGGCCAAAATGGTCACCGCGCTCAACGCCGCTGAGCCTGACCTGGATGTTTCCGTCGGCACGGTGGCTCGCAAGATCCTTGACGCTGTCGGGGAGTCCATCGCGGAGGCCTACGCTGACTCGCACCTGATCCAGTACCAGTACGACATCGACTCGAAGGTCGGAGGGGACCTTGATGATTTCTGCGGTCTCTTCGGCATTACCAGGATCCCGGCCCAGCGTTCGCAGGGCGTAGTCACCTTCACCAGGCCAAACGATCAGTTCGCCTCGACCACCGCGCTGGTCATCCCCCCGGGCACCCAGGTGGTCGCCCAGACCAACCCGATCATCTACGTGCAGACCACGGTCTCCGCCGTGATGAACCCCAGTCAGCTCACAGTGGACATCCCGGTGCAAGCGGTCATCGCAGGCACGGCGGGCAACGTTGCGGCCGGAATGCTCATCACGGTGGCCTCCGCCGTGTCCGGTATCGCCAAGGTGATCAACGCGGGCGCGATGACGGGCGGTTCGGCGCAAGAGTCGGACCCCGCCCTGCGCCAGCGGTTCAGGCAGACCGTCTTCCGCTCGCTGGCGGGCACACAGAGCATGTATCAGGGGATCGCCCTGGCAACCCCCCAGGATCCCACGATGCCGCTCACGCGGGCCGTGAGCCAGGTCAACGTGCTCGGGGCGAGTAAGCGCTACCGCGAGCAGATCCAGCTCGTGAGCGGCACTGCCACGTCCACGGTGCCGCTCGCCGCCTACATCTATGCCACGAACGTCTACTGTGGACCAGACATCGACGCTGGCAATCTGCTGACGCCGGGAACGAACTTCGCCTTCACCCCGACGAATCCCACCGATGGCAGCAATGCCTCCGCCGTGCTCACCTCTCTCGCGGGCATGCCGAACGGTCTCTACGACCTGGACTTCGAGTATGTCCCCCAGGCGAGCCGAAACGACCCAGCGAACACTCGGTTCAGCCGGGGCGGCATCGACAACCGGATCGACGTGTGGATCAACGGCACGATCGCGGACATCGCCGTGCAAAGTGTGTCCTTCTCGAACGCCCGCGTCTTCAACAACACCGTCGGCGACCCCTACCAGCGCAGCGCCTACTCCCAGAGCAGCGCGGTCACGCCCGTGCCCCCGGCGGGCAACTTCTTCATCCCGCTCGCCTACGGTCCGGTGCTCGCGGTGCCCGCTTCGATGGTCATCGCTGGCAACACCTATGTGCTGGGCACGGACTACTGGATCACCCAGCGCGAGGACGCCTTCGGAATGTCCCCGTTCAGTCTGTTCGGGCTGTCCTGGCAGACCACGCGGGTGCCCGCGAACGGATCGACCTTCTCAATCTCGTACACCTACAACCGCATCGCCCGGGACGTGCAGGAGAACATCGCCCAGTGGCGGTTGATCGGCACGGACGCGCAGGCGCACTGCGGGATCAAGCGGATGATCAAGTTTCACTTCGCGATCGTCTACGACCGCGCCTACGACCCGAGCGCGGTGAACACCTCGATCGACATCGCATTGTCGGCCCTGTGCTCCAACCTGGGCTTCGCCGCGTCCCTCCAGGCCTCCGACGTGATCCAGACGGTGCACAACGTCCCAGGGGTGGACAACGTTCGTTTCCTAACGTCCACGGACGACGCGGTCAGCTACGCCATGACGCAGATGTCCCCGTGGGCGCCGGACACCCAGC